TATTTAATAATCTTCTGGCATAACTATATGCGCCATCACTATTTAATCCGTTACCAAAGCATGTATACATGTATTCGTAATCCTTTTTTGTTAAATGTTTGCCAATATAAAGTTCGAAACCTGTTTGTAAAAAAACCTGTGTTCTTTCAGGAGACATATTTTCAATACAAGATCTGCTAACCCAATGAATAAATTTAACAACTAAATCTAATTTGTTAGCGCAATCTTTTAGTGAAAAGAAAATATTTGATTCGCTATCGAGGATAAGCTCTTTATTTTCATTGATAAAACTGAATTTAAAGCAATTCATCATTTCGAACACTTCATAAATCAGATTATCTATCTCATCAAACGCTTGCGCTTTCTTATACACGTCTTCAACCTCTTTTAGTAATCCCTCTGTGTCATTACCGTTATACGCACTAGCACTAATAACGGACTGTTCGATTTTTTCGCGATTATTCATTTGTGTCATCCTCCATAAAAATTTTATTGTTTAATTCCATTCCGAATTTAACTCTTTCATCATCGTTACCGAATTTGTTTATTAAATCTTTTTCAACGCTCTTGCAATACCTATCCCATGCGCTTGCTTTCTTCTCCAGTTCTTTGTTACAATCTCGTAACTTCGCTATAACCCCAATAAGCTCATATCGTTGCTTCTTGTACTCTTCACGATCTTTTAATGCTTTGTGAAGTTTATCTAATAACTTGTTAGAGTTAGTACAAAGATTTTTATATTGTTCATCTGATAAGGTGAACGTCATCTCATAACCTCCAATAGCATCTCATTTTCAAAAATATTTCCAACAATTTCAATAATATCGTCATTTTCACTTAGTAATTCAGTTACATTGCTAAAAGTTATATAAAAGGCTCCTTCTTTAAACTCGATAAAACTTACTTCTCTCGAATAACAATCTTGAACAATATCCCCTTCATAAATCTCCACACCGTGCACATCTTTAAATCCTGTGTATTGTAATAGTTTTACTTCATTGAAACTTTTATAACCTGTTGAAATCAAAATGTACCCACTATTAAAATCGATTTCGTCAATAATACTCATAACTTTTTTATCTTTATCCCAAGCTTTAAATTTCAACATCATTCTACCAATCTCCCATCTTTCCAAATTAATGTCATAGTTAGGCCGTCGTTCAAGATGTAGAATGCTTTGGTAGGGAAAAACGTGTTCTCTAAACGTTCGTTGATACTAATACTTGTGTGTAACGCTGACATACAGGCTCCCTCTTGAAGCTCGTACACTTCAAACAACCTATCAAATACTGTATCTTCTGTGATTTCCTCTTCAACTTCAACTATGAAAGGAGTATCAATTGGAATAAAACTTGATATCGAACACGTATTTGTATTTCGTTGAAAACGAACGAATCCATTACTAAAACTTTTTGCAAGAAAAATTTTTCCTTTTGATAGCTCCGGATTTTCTCGCGCCCACTTAATTAATTCATCTAGTCTCATTTCTTTTTTAACTTTGATTTTCATTTTTACATCTCCTTAAAATAAAGTTAGTTGCTTCTGTTCCTCATATTCCAAACCATGTTGCTTTATATATATTTCGAGCTCTTCCGCTGTATCAAATGTCTTTTTCACGCCTTGCCAACCTGGTACGATATGCCCATGAAAGTAATAAGTGCCGTTTACTACATGGATATGCGCCACTCGCTCGTTATCCTGATACAGGTATCTCTTAGAGCCGAAAAATTGGTTTAAGTATTCTTTGCGCGCGTTATATGTCATAGTCATTGCTCCCACAAGTCAAAAGCTCTTTGGACATAAAACTTCGCCTTTGCTAAATCCTCGTGTCCGTTTTTCAACGGTGCTCTAGATAGATATTTGATTGCATTACCTATTGCAAATGCTAATTGTGGTGGATACTGCGCCGTAACCTGTTCGATAAAATCTATAATTTCAATGTCGCCGTATGTGTAGTGCGCTGGTTGCTTAACATTGTCTTGTATTTCATTCATATCTACTTTTCTGTTACTGATTACACTCATTATGCTTCACTCCATTTCTTGAACATTTGGTTATAAGTATTATCAAACCAGTACGGATCACGTGAATGTTTCTGAGGTACATTAAACAATGTGTGGCTTCTTTCTTCTTAGCTCAGCCTCTCTCTTTCGCTTTCTTTCCAATTTGCGTTCGAGTCTAGCTTGTTCCAGTCTTTCTATTGTTTTCTTTTCTCTGTACTCGCTTAAACGCGTACCTTCTGGTGCGTCCATTGCTTCATGTAGTTCCCAACCGTCTTTTACTCTCTTAGAAACCATTCCAGCGGTTATACCGTGACTTTCTATTAATTCCATTTCAAATTTACTGAACCTATAAGGTTTATCATTTATTGTTACAATCCTTGCTTTTCTCGCCATTTTATCCACCTCTTATATTTCTTCTATTCGTATGATTATTTTGGGCTCAATTCCATAACGCTTTGAGCTAGTTATTTCTGTAATTTGGTTATCGTCTTTCCATACATGGCCATTACAAGCATCTAATACCGTTTTAATTAAGTTGTCGATATCCGGCTTAGTCACTTTATACTGCCCAACCATTTCGCTTTTCTTTTTCTTCGACCATGATTTAAGCAATGGAAAGTAAAAGTCTAATTCGATTTTTAGTGCGCGCTCTAGATTTAACTTAGGCATTTGCCCTTGTATATACGCTTTATGCTTTGTGTAAGACGTTGGCATGTAAGTTTGAACAAATCTACCTGTATTACGAAAGCGTGGACGAGGCGACCCCATCGGCGCATTAAACACTTCATTAAATTTAATTTCTATCTCCATGTAATCCCTCATATATATTCAAATAAGCTTGTTTGGTGTCCTAACTCCATTTGTTCATTATCAATAAGTGTATTTAATTCATAATCGTCTAAATACCAACGACGACCATTAAATTTTGTTTCTTTTATTCCAACAACTAAATGCCGACCATCTTTAAAATGTGGTGTAACTGAAAACATTTTGTTGCCGTCATGATCAAATAGATAGTATTTATCAAATGCATCCATTTTCAATCACTCCCATTTGCTATTTAGACGCTTAATAAAAGCTTCTCTGTCTTTCTCAAGGTTTTCATCTACTTCCGGCGTTTTCGTTTCTCTCGTGCTTTCTGTGAGCCATTTGGGTGTTTTTTCTTTTGATTGTTTAACGAAAGGTTTATAATTTTGTTTTTTGCTTTCAAGTTGTTGCTTTTCAAATGCACGTACTTGTTCAATAGATTTCAAGTTTGCATTAAGCCATGTATTCAAAATGCTTTTAGCATATCCCCAAGTAACTTTGTTTCTGTCTTTAGCGATTTTAAGTGATGCGGTAACTATTTCATCTGAATCATTTTCAAATGAATCAAGATAATAATTTAAATCGTCTAAATTGTAAGAAGTTATGAAACCGAATCCGTTATCTTGGAAGAAGTCGAAGGCGGTTGTCTTCTTCTTCTCATTATTCACATTCTTTTCATTATTATCTTTATTATCATTATTGTTTGTGTTGGTTTGATGTTGTTTTGATGTTGGGTTGATGTTTGACTGATGTTGTTTTGATGTTGGTTTGATGTCGTTTTGATGTTGGTTCCTGCCCTGCTCACTTTGATAAAAGTCATAATTGACAATGGTTATAAGGGTATATTTTGATGTTGTTTTGACTTCTAACATTCCATCACTCTCGAGTAAGTCAAGGAAGGTTTTCACTTTAAATCGTGACCAGTTAAAAAGGTCAGACAAGGTCAAAATCGATGTTAATCTTTGTCCTCTTTCTACGGTTACAATTTGGTTTCCAATAGGCACTTTTGCCTTTGAATGATTCGCTTCCATGAGTAAATATATCCATGCTTCAAACTTTGAAAATGTTCTCTTTTCTTTAAATAGCCAATGATTTTGAATTGAGCGATCAATACTTATCCAACCAGTCATATACACACCTCACTTTCAAACCGGTTAAATTAGAATGGTAAATCATTGTCATCTATTTCAATCGGACCATTTGCATTCGCAAACGGATTATCTTTTACTGGTTTGTTATTTGAATATTGCGATTGTCCACGTGTTTGTTGTACTTGTTGTTGATATAAATCTTGTTGAGTGTCATTTGAGTTTTTCGGTTCTAAAAATTGAATACTATCAGCAATAACTTCCGTAACGTATACACGTTGACCTTCCTTATTTTCATAGTTCCGCGTTTGTAACCTACCATCTACGCCCGCCAACGATCCTTTAGATAGGTATTTATTAACGTTCTCTGCTTGTTTTTTAAATACGATGATATTAATAAAGTCTGCCTCGCGCTCTCCTTGTGCATTCGTAAATGTGCGGTTAACTGCTAATGTGAATGATGCTACATTTACACCACTTTGAGTGGTTCTTAATTCTGGGTCTCTAGTTAAACGACCAACTAATATTGTTCTGTTTAGCATTTATAAACCTCCAACATAAACGGGCGCGCCCGTCACTTTTTGTATTTCACTTTTAATGTATTTTGCATTTGAATTTTGACTACTTAAATGAATTAAATGTATTTCTTCGAGTCTAGTTAAATCATTTGCTTTCAACATTCCGATAGCATGTTCTAAGCTAAAATGAGACTCCATAATTCTGTTTGCTAATGCGCTGTGTACACTGCCGTTTTTTATGTTTTCTTGCATTTGTTCATAGATATAATTAACTTCTAACATCATGTGCGTAATGCCGTTAAATTTGTATTTCAGATACTTCGTATCAGTAACATACAGGACCTTATAACCTAATGTGCTTTGTAATAAGAAAGCCACAGGCTCGTTAGCATCATGTTCAATGTCAAATGGTAAAATTGACCACGTACCAATTCGTAGCTCTTGCTTTGCCTTAATCGTGCATAAGCGATGACTTTCAAAATCCATAGCTCGTTGTGTTCCAGCAGTCATATAGCTGATTACACCATTGTCGACAAACTGCTTTGTGTACTTTGCATGATCACCATGTTCGTGTGTGATAAGACACCCTGCTATATGTCTTGTTTTATATTTGAAATGCTTTTGAACACGTTCAAATTTTATTCCTGCCTCAAGCAGTAACGTAGTACGTCCATCATTTAAGACGTAGCAGTTACCACTTGAACCAGTTGCTATTGTTTCAATTAAAATGGCTCTTCTTCGCTTTCTTTTTCTGTTGCAGGTTCTTTTATTTCTTCAAAGTCAGATACATCAATAGGCTTATCATTTTCTAATTCTGTGTATTGTGCTTCTTCAAAAACTGGTGGTTCAAAATCCAATTGTTCTTGATTTGCATTTTCTTCAACTTCTGCATCCAATACTTCTTTGCGTTGACGTTGTTCAGATTCTTTAATTTGATTTGATAAAAGACTAGCGTCATCCGTGCTGTTTAAAATCTTTTTACATGCACGGTTTATTACAGTCTTTTTAGCCATTTCTTGAGGGAATCTTCTGTGTGTACCGTCTTCTTTAAATACACCGTTATAAACCATTTGTGATTGCTTCCACGCTTCTTCAATCTCTTCAAATGTCATGATTTCAGTGTAATTTCTACTTTCATCTTTAAATACAACTGTTGCATATGCACCGATAATGTTTTGTGTGTTTCTGTTACCAAAAGACTGTGTATGTTCAAGTTCAACAATTTTTCCGTTTTTAGTTTTATACTTAACTTCGTCACCTTCAAATATGACTTCTGCATTAATTTCTTCTGCGCCTGCTACACGTTTAGTTACTGCCATTGTTCCGTGGTAACTTCTTTGGAATTGAACCTTATCGCCATACATAATGAAATAGCCTTGATTCTTAGCAGGATTTAAACCTTGTACAACCATGTCCATTAAGGCGTTTGCTATGCTGGTTGAAGTTGCAAATTCCAGCGCTGGTTTATAACCATCTTTTTTAGATCCTTTTAATTCTTGCAGTTGTAACATTGCTGACTTCATTGCATTCTCAGGCGAATAGTTTGCAGGAAACTGTAAATCTCCTTGTGCTTCTAATGTCTTAACTCTAGATAGAACGTTGTCGCCCATTTTATTGTTTTTTAATAGTAATTCATTCGTCATTTTATATAGTCTCCATTCTTAATTTTTTATCTTGTTCATTTACTATCAATTGAATTTGTTGTGATTCTGTTTTGATAAGCTCTGTTACTGATTCAGCATTATCAATAAATATTGGCGCTGTAACTTTAAAATGTTTTGATAGTGTGTTGATGATATCTAAGCCAACATTAATTCTTGAGGCGTTATTTAAACCGCTGTCATACTCGACACCATTAACCGTTGTTGAACATGTTTCTTCTAATTCGCCGTTAACTAAGGTATTGAATAGCTTAAATTCAGCAATATCAAATTCGTTATTGATGTTTTCAGTAAGCATTTTGACTTTTGTTGTTGTAAATTCTTTTAAGATATAAAGGTCATGTGAATACTTTTCTTTTTCATCCAATAATCTGTCTTCTTCATTTCTTAATTCAGAAATAACATCATCTAGATGTTTATTTGATTTTTCGATTGATATTGACACTTCAATTTCTGATTTTTCTTGAGTAAGTTCGCTTATTTTGTCATCTATTCCTGAAACTTTATCTTGAATAGTTTTCCTGATGTTAGAGCGTTTTTGATTAATCTCATTTATCTCTAACATTACTGCTTTGTATTCGTCAGTTTGCGTAACGTCAACGTGAGTTGTTTTCAACTTATTAATTTTGTTTTGTATTCTTGCTGAACGCTCTTCTGCTTCGTTGATTTTAATTTGTAAATTATTGTTGTCATCCTCTAATTTCTCGATAATTGGCTTTATTTTCTTGCCCTCTGAAATAATGTGATTGATAGATGTTTGTATTGTTTCTAATTCTTTCGATTTGTTTGCATTGAATTTCTGCAATGCTTTTTCTCTTACCTCACTCACTTGTTCAGCTGGTAACTGTTGACCACAACAACTACATACATTGTCATCAAGATATTCAAATTTTTGATTTTTAGCTTTTTCTAAATCACTTTTTAATCCTTTATGATTTTCTAATAATTGATTACGTCGATTTTCTTCATGTGTAATTTGTTGTTTGTTTTGCTTTAATCTTGTTTTAAGATTCGCAACCGTTCCATTTTCAACGTGTAGCTCATTTGTTAAAGCATGTATTTTGTTCTCATTACTGGCGCTATTATTAGCTTCTATGCGCTTCAATTCTGATTGTTTATCAGCTAATTGGTTACGCAAATTAATTTCTTCTGCACCGTTTTGAATATCTATACGCTCATTTTCAAGTTGCTCAATTTCTTGTTTTATGATTGTGTGTCTATCATTATCGAATTCCGGTACATCCTGCTTATTTTGTTGCGTTTGGTTAATACGTATCGGAATATCTTTGATATCTTTGTTAATCTGTTTTATCTTGTCTGTAAGAATCTTTTTCTTTGTTTCAATTTCGTGATCTCCAAGAATATTATTTAGTTCTTTAAAATCATCATTTGTTTTAATGACATCCTCATCATTGATTGGTTTAGCGATTTCAAACAACAAACTTCTTCGTTTCTTCCAATCTAGTAAGTTAAATGCTTGAGGGTTCGTAATTAACTTGAATACATCTTCATCAATCAGTTCATCAATACGAGCTTTATAATCCTTTACTTTTATTGATTCATCATTGATATATTGTTTCTTCGTTCGACTTCGTGAGTATTCCTTGCGATTCGTTTTTTGATTTATTGTGTATTTAGGATGTGACTCTTTTTTAAAAGTCGTAATTTTTCCGTCGATTTCAAATTCTGCGAAAACAGTCGGAATTAACTCATAATTTTCTTCGTTTTTTTCGTTTAAAGGTACAGGGTTAAATGATTTGGTTGAACCGTCTAAACCCTTATCGAAAAGCAGCCATTGTAATGCGGTTGCTGTTGTAGTCTTGCCAGTCGCATTATTGCCGTATATTTTTGCATCTTTACCGTCAAAGTTAAATTTTTCTTCTTTGATTCCAGCAAAGTTCGATATAGTTAACTTATTTATTTTCATATCTTTCCTCATGCTCCTTTTTTAATCTTCCGATGACCTCTTAGCACCTCGATAATTAAATTTTTTATTCGTTCATGGCTATCTGGATTGATTTCATGTATCTGCACAAGCTTATTGTTTGTTTTGTAACTGTCGTGATAGTGCAAGAAATTAATCGATAAGTATCCGTGATGATTACGTTCAATTTCCAATAGTGCTCGTTGGTTTGACAAAGTATATTCGTCGAATAATGTCTTAAAAATATTCAATATATTTCTTTCTGTATCTCTCATGCTTATACCTACCATCTCATGACTAAGTTAATTAGTTTGTCCTGTTCATCTGTGTTATTTTCAATCCATTCGTTTATAACGTCACGCATT